GGTAAGTCAACGAAAGTAATAATCATATCTACTCCTAATGGTATGAACCACTTCTATAAGATGTGGGAAGATGCTAGAAATGGAAAGAATGGTTACATAACAAATGAAGTACACTGGTCTCAAGTACCAGGCAGAGATTCCAAATGGAAAGAGGAGACATTAAAGAACACATCTAAGAGACAGTTCGCACAGGAGTTTGAGTGTGACTTCCTTGGGTCTGCTGATACTTTAATTGCTCCATCTAAATTACAGAACATACCATTCACTGACCCAATATTAAGCAATGCAGGACTTGACGTACACAAGAGAGCAGAAAAAGATCACGAATATATTATTACTGTCGATGTTGCCAGAGGAATTGGTGGCGACTATTCTGCTTTCGTCGTGTTTGATATCACCACTCTCCCGTATCAAGTCGTTGCCAAGTACCGTAATAATGAGATTAAGCCTGTACTGTTTCCCTCGGTAATATTGCAGGTATGTAAAGAATATAATAATCCATATATTTTAGTAGAGGTAAATGACATTGGTGATAGCATAGCAGCGACATTAAATTATGATCTAGAATATCCTAACGTATTGATGTGTGCAATGCGTGGTAGAGCAGGTCAAGTAGTTGGTCAAGGATTCTCTGGAACCAAGACTCAATTAGGAGTTAAGATGAGTATCACTGTGAAGAAGCAGGGGTGTGCAAATCTCAAGGCCGTTATAGAAGATGATAAACTAGCCTTCTGTGATTTTGATATACTAAGAGAACTCACAACATTCATTCAGAGAAAACAATGTTGGGAAGCAGATGATGGATATCATGATGACTTAGTGATGTGTTTAGTATTATTCTCTTGGTTAGTAATGCAAGAATACTTTAAAGAGATGACTGACATGGATGTCAGAAGAAGGATTTATGAAGAGCAAAGAAATCAAATAGAGCAGGACATGGCCCCATTTGGATTCATTGATGATGGACAAGGAGATGACACATATCTAGATGCTGAGGGGGATCTCTGGAATTATGGAGATAAGCAAGAGGAAGTATCATATATGTGGAATTATTGAATGAACTTTCTAAAATTCTAAATACTTACAGGTAAATTTGGAATTTATAGAGGGAATAAACATGGCAAGTCAAGTCTCGCCTGGAATTGTTATTAAAGAACGTGATCTATCCAATGCTGTTGTTACAGGTGCATCGGCCATTCGTGCTGCTATTGCATCTACATTCCGCAAAGGACCAGTAGGCAAAATCGTAAACATTGGTTCTGAAAGGGAATTGATCGATACATTCGGAACACCAGCTGAGGCTAATGCTGCTGACTGGTTAGTCGCATCAGAATTCTTACGTTACGGTGGACAACTTGGTGTTGTTCGTGCTGCAACTGGAGTTCTCAATGCAACACTGGATGGAACCGCAGTTCTCATTGGAGACAAAGATGCATTCGATGCTGGAGTTGGTGCTTCTGAACAGTTCGCTGCAAGAGATGCAGGTACTGACGGAAACAACTTACGTGTTGTTGTAGTTGATCATGGCCCTACTAAAAAGGCTACTAAGAATGGTCACGGACTATCAGTTGGTGATGCATTAAGTGATGGTGTTACAACCCACGAAGTATATTCAGTGATTGATGCTAATAACGTCACTATCATTGAGGGTGCTAATGCTGCTGCTGATGGTAACTCCTTCACATTCGCATCTTACACTGCTTCTGATTGGAACGCACAAGCAATCGGATCAACAGGTTTAACTTACAAATCAATTGCTCCTAGACCAGGAACATCTGCATTTGCTTCAGAGCGTTATCTTTCTAACGATGAAGTTCATGTTGCAGTTGTTGATGAGAGCACAAATACAATCGTTGAGCGTATAACATACGTTTCTAAAATCTCTGATGGTAAGACACCTGAAGGTGCTTCCTCATATTGGAAAGATGCTGTTAACGAAACATCTTCTTATATCTATGGTGCTACACTTGGTGCTAACCAGTCAACAGTAGAAGGAGAAAATCCTGGATCTGATGCTGCATCTTATGGAGCAACATCTGGATCACCTAAGAAATTTGCTGCTGTACTTCTTACTGCTGGTGGATCACTATCTGGTGGTACTGATGACTATGCATATACTGCTGGTGAAATTGCAACTGCTTATGATGAGTTCCTTGATACAGAGCAAACAACAGTTGACTTTGTATTGATGGGTGGATCAATGGGTAATGAAACTGATACTAAGGCCAAGGCTGGATCAGTTGCTGCTGTTGCTAATAGCAGAAAAGATTGCGTGGCATTCATTTCACCTTTCAATGGTAACCAAGTTGCTACATCTGGTGGTGCTGCTCTATCTGCTACCGATCAGTTAAATAACACAGTTGATTACTTCAACACCATTGGATCTAGTTCATACGTTGTACTCGATAGTGGTATCAAGTATACATATGATCGCTTTAACGATAAGTATCGTTACATCGGTTGCAATGGTGACGTTGCAGGTCTGTGTGTTTCTACTTCTGCTGTTCTTGATGATTGGTTCTCTCCTGCTGGATTGAATCGTGGAGGAGTTCAGAACGTTGTTAAACTTGCTTTCAATCCTAATAAAGCACAGCGTGACGAACTTTATACAAATAGAATCAACCCAATAGTATCACTTCCTGGTACTGGCCCAGTTCTCTTTGGAGATAAGACTGGTCTTGCTTCACCTTCCGCGTTTGATAGAATTAACGTTCGTCGTTTATTCCTTAACGTTGAGAAGAGAGCAAGAGGACTCGCTGAAGGTGTACTATTTGAACAGAATGATACTACAACACGTAGTAACTTCAATGCTTCTATCTCATCTTATCTTGCTGAGGTTCAAGCACGTAGAGGTTTAACTGACTTCTTAGTTGTTTGTGATGAAACAAATAACACTCCAGAAGTAATTGACAGAAATGAGTTTGTTGCGGAATTATTCCTTAAGCCAACTCGTTCTATCAACTTTGTTACTGTTACTGTTACCGCAACAAGAACTGGAGTTTCCTTCAGTGAAGTTGTAGGTAGATAATTATCCATAGAGCACAATCATTAAAGAGGTAAATTAAATGGCAAGGTCAAACGTATCAGAGTTCCTACAGACTATAGGGCAGGGCGTAAAGCCCAATATGTATCTGATCGACATGCAATTCCCAGCTGCTCTAGCAAAGGAAGGTGAGGATCAACAACTCACCAACCTACTTTGCAAATCGGCAGCTCTCCCTGGTTCAAACTTGGGTGTAATCGAAGTTCCTTTCAGAGGAAGGACGGTTAAAATTGCTGGAGACAGAACATTCGACACATGGAGTGCAACATTCTTCAACGATAAGGATTTCAAACTTCGTACATTCTTCGAGCAGTGGGCTAATAGCATAAACACTCATGAAGGAAATACTTCTCCACTCTTCACTCCTAATGCATCTAGCGGATATACCGCAGATCTTGGAGTCAAGCAATTAGAGAAGGATGCAACAGATGAAGGTTCTGTTCTCAGATCATATAACTTGAAGTATTCATTCCCAACTAACGTCTCTCAAATTGATGTTGCTTATGACAGCAATGATCAGATTGAAGAGTTCACAGTTGAATTCCAATACTCATACTTCACTGCTGAAGCTGGTAGTAATGCACGAGCTGGTGTTTCTGCGCTTCCTGTAGTATAATAAATACTATTGGATTGAATATAGGAACTAGTTATGAGTCAACTATTTGGCTTTCAGATTAATAAGAAGGAGGGAAAGAGAGGTCAGTCTCCAGTCCCTCCTGCTGCTGATGAGCCTATTGCAGTTGCAGCAGGTGGTTATTATGGCACGTATGTAGATACCGACAACTCGGCTCGTAATGAGTTCGAGTTGATTCGTCGTTATCGGGATATGTCACTACATCCAGAAGTTGATAGTGCAGTAGACGAAGTAGTAAATGAATTCATTGTTAGTGATAACAATGATAGTTGTGTAGATGTCAATCTAGACAATCTGAAAGTAGGTGTAGGTGTAAAGAATAAAATTAATCAGGAGTTCAATCATCTTAAGCGGATGCTTAATTTTGATAATCGTGCTCATGAAATTATTCGTTCATGGTATATTGATGGAAGATTATATTACCACAAGGTAATAGATTTAGATAATCCAAAGAAAGGTATTACTGAACTTCGTTATATTGATCCTATGAAGATCAAGAAGGTCAGACAAAAAATTGATAATGTTCCAAAAGATGCTCTAGCTCGTCAAGCGATTAAAGGGACAGCACTTGAGTACGAGTATGGAACATTCGTAGATTACTATCTTTATAATCCAAAGGGATTTTATAAAGGTGGTGTTTTAGGGCCAGTTGGAGATATGTCATTATCTCAAGGTGTCAAGATTGCAGTTGATGCAATTAGTTTCACACCATCTGGACTACAAGATTTAAACAAGAGAATGACTCTTGGTTTCCTACACAAGGCAATCAAGTCACTCAATCAACTTAGAATGATTGAAGACTCTCTTGTTATATACAGATTATCTCGCGCACCAGAGCGTAGAATATTCTACATTGATGTAGGTAATCTACCAAAGGTTAAAGCAGAGCAATACTTACGTGATGTAATGGCACGTTATCGTAACAAATTGGTTTACGATTCTGCTACTGGTGAGATGCGTGATGATAAAAAGCACATGAGTATGCTTGAGGATTTCTGGTTACCTCGTAGAGAGGGTGGTCGTGGAACTGAGATCACCACCTTGCCTGGTGGACAGAACCTAGGGGAACTCAAGGATGTTGAGTATTTTAAGAAGAAGCTTTATAACAGTCTCAATCTTCCTCCTTCCCGTCTCACCGACGATAATAAAGGATTCAACCTTGGTAAAACCACTGAAGTCCTCCGTGACGAACTCAAATTCGCGAAGTTCATTGGCAGACTACGTAAGAGATTTGGAGAGTTTTTTCACGACGTTCTCAAAACGCAACTTATACTTAAAGGAATCATCTCCCCAGACGACTGGGAAGATATGAAGGAGCATATTCAATATGACTTCTTATTTGATAATCATTTCAATGAGTTAAAAGAAATTGAAATGATGAACCAACGTATGGCCACTGTAACACAGATGGATCCTTTCGTTGGAAAATACTATTCTATCGAACATGTTCGTAGACACATTCTACTACAACGTGACGAAGATTATAGAGAAATGGATAAACAGATCAAGAGAGAAATTGAGGCTGGTCTTGTTATTGATCCTATTAATGTCACTGAGCTTGATATGTTAGATCGTCAAAATACAGCTTTCGCTCCAGAGATTGAAGCGCAATCTGCTGAGGATGATCATCAAAGGGAGATAGAAGCAGAGAAGTCAAAGCCTAAGCTTCCGCAGGCCAAGAGCTCTAATAATACTAAATAAAATATAATCTCATAATATTATGACGCAAGAAACTGAAATAGATAATGAATTGAATGTGCCAGGACTAATCGATATCGTTGGTAAGATCAAAGATAACGACAGAGCTTCTGCCATTGATGACATAAATGATATCTTGTATACCAAGGCAGCTGATGTTCTTGGTGATAACAAGATTGGTATTGCGAAATCATTATTTAATGAACCTAGTGAAACACCTACTGTAGAGCCTGAATCCAATGAAACTGATAACGGAAGCGATAGAGAACATACAAGTTCTTGAAGAAGAAAGGAATGGAAAGAAACTTCTTTATATTGAAGGAGTATTCTTACAGTCTGAACTAAAAAATCGTAATGGTCGTATGTATCCATTCGCAACTCTCAATAGAGAAGTTGAACGTTACAACGAAGAATACGTTAAGAGCAAGAGAGCATTAGGTGAGTTGGGACATCCCGATGGACCTACTGTTAATCTTGATCGTGTCTCTCATAGGATAACAAGTCTCCGCGCAGAAGGAACTAATTTTGTAGGCAAGGCCCAGATCCTTGATACCCCTATGGGTAACATTGCTAAGTCACTTTTAAGTGAAGGTGTACAGTTAGGAGTTTCTTCACGAGGTATGGGAAGTATTGACAAACGAGAGGACTGCTCAGTAGTCCAAGATGATTTTATGTTAACCACTGCTGCTGATATAGTGGCAGATCCATCCGCACCTGATGCTTTTGTCAATGGTATCATGGAAGGTAAGGAGTGGGTTTGGAGCAACGGTATCCTAAAAGAAACAGAAGTTGCTAAATATAAAGGAGTTATGGACGCGGCATCGCGTCAAGAGTTGGAAGAAAAAACATTGAATATTTTCAATGACTTCCTTACAAAACTCTGATTTAATAAATAAACTTAGATTATATACGGAAATTCGAGGAATTTAACAAATGTCTGATACATTAAACGAAAAGTTTGAGGAGTTTGCGACTGAGCAAAAGGTCACTCTTAAAGAGGGAGATCCTATGCCATCAGTTTCTGCTGAAGTAATTCCTGGAACTGGTTCTGATCCTTCACAAGTCTCTGATGTACAAACATCAAGTGCTTCTGGAAAAGATCCACAACCTAAAGTAGAACCTGCTGCTGTTCCTGGAGCACAGTCAGTTACTGATTTGGGTGGTAGTTCTACAACTCCAAACGAACATGACGAAGACGGTGAAGAGAATCCTGGTGCTAAAGCAGCCGCTCCTGTAGGAGCTAAGGCAGCACAAAGTGATGGTACTGCTCAGACAGGTAACATCAACGATGCTGGCGATCAAGGCACAACACCAACTGTAGGTACACAAGTTGCATACGGAACTGGTGATGGTGGTAAGGTAACTTATCCAATACATGCTGGATTTGAACTCGACGTTTCCGACGATATCAAAGCCCTACTAGAGGGAACAGAACTCACCGAAGAGTTTGCCGAGAAAGCAAAAACAATTTTCGAGGCAGCAGTAAAAGCAAAACTCAAGGAAGAGTACGACAAGCTTGTAAAACACTTTGCTGAAGAGACAGAAAAGAAAGTTGAAGAGATTAAGAAAGAACTTTCTGAAGAAGTCAACGGCACTGTGAATTACGCCATTGGACAATGGAAAGAGGAGAACAAACTTGCCATTGACCAAGGTATAAAGAATGAGATTACTGAAGACTTCATAGCAGGTCTTAAGAATCTCTTTGAGGAGCACTACATTTCTATCCCTGACGATAAAGTCAATGTGGTAGAAGGTATGGCCGATCAAATACATGAGATGGAATCACGCCTTGACGAACAGGTCAAAGCTAATGTGAAGTTACAAAATCGCCTAGATGAGTCTGCAAGAATTGTTGTTCTGAACAATGTTTCAGAAGGACTAGCAGATACTCAGAAGGAGAAACTCGCTGCTCTCGCAGAGGGAATTGAGTTTACAACCGAGGAAGAGTTCACCAAGAAAGTATCAACTATCAAGGAGAGCTATTTCAAGGAGTCAACCGTGACCCAATCTGAGGTTGCAGATGAGACCCCAGTTGAAGGAGTAGACAAGGATGTTACACCAGCAATGGCAAGCTACCTTGACGCTATGAATCGCTGGAATCAATAAATTATTCGTTTAACACTAACTTTTTAAAGCAATGTTTAATGCAAAAGCTTTAACAGAAAAGTGGGATCCTGTTCTTAGTCATGAAGGCACTGGTGCCATCAAGGACAATTATAAGAAAGCAGTTACCGCAGTTCTGTTAGAAAACACAGAAAAGACTCTACGCGAAGAGCGTGGCATGATCAATGAGGCTAGCAATACTGCTGGTGCTATTGGTACTAATGCCCTTTCAGGTAGTGGTCTTGGTACACAAACAGGCGGTCTAGCAGGTTTCGACCCTGTAATGATCAGCCTCATACGTCGTGCTATGCCAAACTTGGTAGCATACGACATATGTGGAGTTCAACCAATGAGTGG